CTCCAGTACATGCTACTGGTCATTCAGTCGTGTTATGGTCTATTAGGCACGTGGCCCAACGACCTTGGCCGAAGTATCACTTGATTAGGGATCGCTCTCAATTTTGGCGGTTTTCTTCCGAGGTTTCTTGAGTTATCCTCTCAGATTCTTTAGATGGTTTACTCCATACTGCTGTCTAGTTGAACGAACACAAGGCCCGTTAACTTCGGCAGTAGCCATAGTTATACTCATTGCTTCTGAGTCTCCAAAGGCTATATGGCTGCCTTGCCGGGTATAGTTAATGTCCATCGCCCTGGACTTTCGTCGTTTAGACGAAGGCGGTAGGGGCTCCAAGAACGATCAAGGTGGAGGTTTTAGTTGCCGTGGTAACTCCAGTAGTCACGAATGCTCCGGGACCAGTAATGGTCGCAGTGAAGTAAGTTGTGAAAAAGTTGGTAGTTCCGGTCGTAACTATCGTTGATAAAGTACAATTTGTACCAGTAAACGAAGTGTTGCTGGTAGTGCTGGTGACGAAAGTTAAGAATAAGTATGATCCTTCTCCTTGTGAAGTAGGTAGGTTAATAACCGAACCTACTCCAACGTTCTGAGTGAGGGTGATTCCAAGGGAATCATTGGAAGTGGGTACCGCGAAATACCCGACTCCCAAAGCTGAAGTTGATCTCAAATTCATATAAGGTCTAAAAGAAATTGGATTAACCAATTGTTTCTTATAGAATGTGATGTCGTATGAGATCCATAATTCACCAAGTTTTACGTTAGCTGCGCTACAACCAACTGTTGCCAGTTGGAAATTTCCTAATTTGGAAAATGAAACTTGGTTGGAGCCCGTGTAAAATACCTTAGTGGGGCGTTCCTCGGGGTCACATTCGATACCGTGTACCAAATTCTCGGCTGGTCTGGTCGAACAAGAATAATCTGCATTCTCCATTACTTGCTTAGAAGCATATAATGGATCTGTAACATCATAATCTGTTGCCATAATGACCGTGCCGAGAGCTTGGTTAGTACCGTTGTAGCTGGACGAAGTTGAAACGTATTCGAAGACTATGCCATGAGGTTCCCATTGGTCATATTGCTGAGCAATAGTTGATAACCAAGGGAAAGTATCAACGTCAGTGACGTTAATCGGATAGTTAGTGTTAGTAAACACAGATGATCCGCTGGATAGAGCTCCGGACGTGATGTCGGCGATAAATTCTCTTTCGATGATCCTCGTCCCTCGCTTTCCTGAAGAAAACTTGGGTGGTTGAGGACCGGCTACTCCTGGGTGGAGAGCTGAGACGAGGGAATTGCTCTTGACTTGGTAATCACCATGGCCAAAGAATTTGGCCAATTGCGAACCTGCAAGAGCTCCCAAGTCCCCTTGATTGACGAAATTACCGAGGGTTCTACCGATTGTGGCGGCAGCACCTTTAATTGTCGGAGTGGTTTTGTTGAGGGAACGTTCCAAGTGATCAATCTTCGCTTCCAATCTATTAGATTGTACTGGGATTTTCATGATCTCCTCGGAATAGTCTCCCTTTCCTTTGAGACGACGTTGTTGAACGCGTCGGGGTTTTCTAGGCATTTTTGTACTCCGCCGCACCAGAGTATTACCTAGAGGTATGTGCGGACCGTGTGTTCAGGATTGAAACCTGGACGCGTTGTCGAGTCTTGAGAAAGGAAGGCCACTATAGAAGCTGGAGGCTATTTTGATATTATAAAGTTAGCCAAAACTTTCTTCCGCGTATGCGGGGTTTTCTTATAGAGTTAAATCTTCTCTCTTCCACGAAACAAGCCTATTAGTAAATATTTCTGATCTTTAGTTTCTTTTTGTAACTAATTACCTGTGATTGTGGGACATCCGGTTCGCGCCGGGGATTTCTTTTGGGAGGTGTCTCTTAACCTAGTGCCCGGGGATTACGCCCCGGGCACTTCGACCACACGTGAAGGCCCTCTCCAATTATCATACAAAACTTTACTTAATCTGAGATAATCTGGGTGATGTATGTATACTGGAAGAGAAGCAGCTTGAATATCAAAATCTGAACCAGTGAAAAGCAGATTGGCGACGAATTTCTCTAAACCATCTTGGTAGGTGGATCCAGCTAATAAATTAGTTGAACAGAAAGAGAAGGAGTCGACTTGCTGATCATAGTCGGTAATGACGATGCCATATTTCAAATAAACTTCGGACAAATCAGGATTAGAATCGAGATTATCATCGCCTGCGGAGAAAGTAAAATCAACGGGACGACCGAAAGCGAAATAGCTAACTTGATTAGATAGCAAATTTCTCTTAAGAGAGTTGTCAGTGAAAGTGGTAAGAGCCCCGGATGAGATCATACCGAGGGGAGCAGTGAGTAATTCACCGTCCTCCGTTTGAAGGACTCTAAAACAAGACGTGTAGTACAGAGCGATGAGGGTGTTAAGATGCTTTCTTGAAGCACCAGGAAGTATATTAAAATCCAAGTCAGTCAACTTCATATAATAAGCCCACTTCAATAAAGGGGCGTAATGAGTGTTGATATCATTGGCATATTCCCACCCTTGAACATCAGAAGATGAAAGGAAGCCGTGCTTTTGCGCGGCCTCGAGAAACTTAAAATAAAGTTTATCGGTCTCTTCCACTGTAATGATGTCAAGACGGACGGCGATATTGCCATCAGGCTCATCTTGCTCTCGTTGCATAGCGTTAAACAAAACAAGTCTCCAAACAGCAGTCTGTAAAGAGGAAACCATACAAACTAGACGAGGTTTCTTACCAAGAAGTCTAGCTTCGCCCTTAACTTTAAGAAGGACGGGATCATCAAAATTATTTTCAATGATGTAGGTTCCAACAGACGCTGCCTCGAGCGATGACATACCATAACCTAGAACCTCTTCAAATCTAGAAGGGTCATTTAAGAAAACGTCATAAAGACTTTCTCCTAACGCATCTAAGTTACAGAGTCTCTCGCGAAGATGGGTTTTGAACTCATCGAGGAATAATGTAATTCCTCCATTGTTCTGTGCCCTAAAATTAATAGGGGAACCGGGATTCTTCGTTTTGTCGAAAGTTGCAAACAGTTGCTCAAAAACTAGGTCATAGAGCTCTGACCCTTCCACGTCATAGAAAAACTCGTTAAAATATTCTTGACGTGGGGACAGCCCCGTCAGGAGCTGCTTCAGTGCTTCCGAGCGACCGAAGAAACCGATTTCTTCGGAAGCGGGGAAGGACTGGGACCTGCTGGTGTAGAAGGCAAAGAGGTCGATGTCACTTGTGGTTTTTGTTGTAGAGTGATAGTATTTGTCGACGATTTCTTGGGCTTCTTCGGTGAGGTTGCTGGGACGTTGGACTCTTGCACTAGGCTGTCTTCCTCGAGAGTACCCGACGATTGTGAGGTACTCGTGTCCGTCGATTGACTTAGGACTTTCGAGGAAAGTAATTCTAGCTGGGTTCCCAAATGGGAGAGCATTTGAAACCCCTTTGAATACATCAGTTTCAGGGACTCTACTGACTCCTCGATATTCGATTCGCTCGAAATCGGAGTAGTAGGCAATTGAAACTGGACTTGCTTGTCTGGTGCTGGAGCAGTTGCTCGGGGGCCTGCCATCCCCCTGACTTTTAAAGGTCGAGGGGAGGAGGCGAGGGGCAAGGGAGGGTCAATGGGTCTGACAAACTTCTCAGCCTTTTCTCTTCTGTTACCAAAGATACTGCGGTATTTTGAAGCGATGGCTCTAACTTGTTGTGAATTAGGGTTATAGCCATCCTCGTCTTGCGCCTCTCGGAGTTCTTCCATCATGTTGCGTCTCTCTTTTGCTTCGTAATCATCGTAGTCGTGTTCGTAATGCTTAAAAGCATGTTGAAGGTCATCTGCGATGTCACGATCAAAGTGTTTGAAGAGTTCAGGGTATGAGCCAATGCCATATCTGTATACGTCCTCGAAATCGGTATGGTTAAAATAACTATCCTCCCAATCTCGACTGGAAACAGTACTCGAACCAATTTTCTCTAAAACAGGAGAATTAGTTGGAGTAGGGGGCAAAATGATTTTCGATCTAGGGACCTCGATTTTAGCAAGGTATTTGATCAAAGATCGCCCGTAATTGACGCCCTGATCAGGCTTAGCTCCTAAGTGAATAAGAACGGCCTTGTTCTCCTGAGTGACGACTCCACCAGAAACAGAAGGGAAAGTAGAAAAAGTAGTAATAACTTCTCCTTTCTCTCCTCTTGACGCACGACCCGTAGATCGATAGGTCTCGCAGTTGTTAATAAACAAGACGCTGACTGGTGAATTGAAATCAAGAGAACCCATCTCAAAGTTACGAAGGCCAAGAGTCGATTTAACTCCGGCTGGCAAGTCAAAATACGCGATGTCAGATTTAGATCTAACAATGGCGTCTTCGTCGATTAAGAAGGACTTGCCGTTCGCAACCAAATAAGAGGGTTCAGATGGTGTAAGAACGTGAGCTGCTGTGAAAATTCTAAATCCGGAAGTGGAGTTAGCATCAGCAACGCAAAAGCACTGACCTACTGTCTCATGACCGGATTCGTAAACTCTAGTAATCAACGCAATCGCTTTGTGATGCGGAACTCTACTAGTGCTTGCGCCGGTGGCCATTTCCAAAACAGGCCCAACTTTATTGGGCGGGAAGGCGTGGGGAGGAGCGGGAGGTGCTTGAGCAGGGGCAGTTGTTTGATTGACAACTGACAAAACAATTTGTTGGGGAAGAGGTACTGAAGCTAATGAGTTAACAACTTCGACTCTGCTGTCCAAAGAGTTGGATAAAGCAATAAGAGGAAGCGCAACACCATAGTAGCTAACAATAACATGGATAAGGCGAGAGCAAATCGATCCATTAATATAATGTTCAAATTTGCCAAGCGTCCATGTGGAACATCCAACAAAGGCGGCTGTCTTACATTTTCCAAGGGTCGTATCCTCACCGGGAAGGGCAAGGCGTAGAGTCTCCTTAGAAAGGTAACGGCAAGTAGCAAGGAAGGACTTACCCGAAGAAGTAATCTTCTCAGAGTTAGTAGAGATAACGTAGTAAAAGAGGAAGAGAGTAAGAACTGCAATTTCTCGATCACGGGAACGGTTGATCTCTTTAACAATCGGAGACAACTT